ACTACCGTTTCTACATAAACATTACCATAAAAAGGATCTGTTGCTCCGCTTTCTCCTGTAGCAAGAAAAGACCATCTAGGTTCAGCGCTTACTATATCATTATAAGCTCTATTAACACAGTCTTTAACGTGTCCTTGTATTCCTACTGCTCCACTAAAAGTACTTGAAGTTAAAACAACTTCATTAGTTTCTCTTAGTAACTCATTTGTTAGCTGTAAATAAGTAGTTGCCATTTATATTTCTCTAGCAGGGTTTTGCTTTTGGCATTACTTCGCCACCGTGTCCATAAGCCATTCTCATGGATGTTATGGATTTCTTAGCACCACCGCCACCGTATTTTTTCATTCGTGCTTTTTTAGCTGCTGCTTTACCAGCTTTTGTATATGGATATTCTTTTCCGTTTACTTTTGGCATTGTTATCTCCTTTTATCCTTTTTGTCTGTTAAAGTTCTTTTGGGGTTTTCCAAAAATTCTATCAAAATTCTTATTGTATGTTTTTCTTTCTTGAGCAGTCATTCTATTTCCTGCACTTACTAATTTTCTATTGCCTTTCTTCTTATTCTTTAAGATAACAGGTCTTGCATCTGTTGATATTTGTGGCATTTGTTTCCTTTTTTTCTAAGTATGGGGAAGGATAATATAGAATTTCCTTCCCTCACACCGTTTTATTGCTTTAATTAACGATTAGTCAATTGAATAGAAAGCA